TCACGCTGCGCTAGATTTCAGGCGTTTGTGATCGTGGCGGGCCTGTTCTTTGAGCTGGTCCAGCCATTCTGCCAAATCGTGGGCGTTGATAAGCCATTCGGATTTCTGCGAGCCGCCGCGAAAGCAGGGCACCGGCAAGTCCTGGTGTCGGGCCTTTGATGCGGCCTTTGCATAGCTGAGCCCAAAGTATTTATCGCAGCATGCCATCAGCGGTATGTCTGCGGTTTCGTACTCCAGCATCAGTGCCATAAATGTTGACTTCATCGGTCACTCCTGCGTGATAGTGGGACAAAGTGGGGTGATATAACGCGACACTTTGTCGTCTATTTGGGTGTTATATTTCAATTCTTCATCGCGTAGTGTTCTGCCCAAATCTCGTCGCACTTGCGTACAGCGTCATAGAAGTGTGTTGGGCCGGTAAACTCAACGAACACTTCGTTTTCCTTGGCCAGTGTCGATTTTGTGGCAGTGGTTAGAATCATCATTTCCCTGTCATCATTCATGTATGATTCCTCGCCGCGAATAGTTGGTCCCTTTCGCCAGCCGTGCATAAATTCAATGCCCATCCAGTCTCTCGCTATTTAAATATAACAACTGCCGTCACAGCGACGGCTCATTGCATTCGCCGCGCGTGCGGCTTGGGTTATACGGCCTTCCTATCCAGGCGCTCTATCTCGGCGATTAGTAGCGCAGCGGCCCGCACCAGGTCGCGCCTTGGGTCTTTTGGTTTCCACCATCTTTCATCCCACGGCCAATCCTGAGGGACTTCTTCCTCCTGGTATCTAGCCAGTGATCCGCCTAATTTTTTTCGCAATTCACTGTCAGCGTCCAGCAACCATGATCGGCATACATAATGAGAGACGTAGTTTCCGGCCGCCTGTGCCATTTCTCGGTTTTTATGCTCGTCGTCGTGTTCTGCTGTCCATCCCTCTGATGCTATTTGCCGCTGCCGTTCCTCTAATACATCTTCAATTGCTGCGCTCATAAATCACTCCGTAGTTAGTTGCCGTATAACAACAACAGGCAGCGCGACACTGCGTGCGCCTGCTGTAAGGGTTATAACTCCTATCGGGCGCAAACAAACTTGTCGCCAGCTTTAAGTATTTTCACAGGCTGGTTCATATCCCGCCGCTCGGTGTATTGGTCGTGCAGATTGTTCAGGTCTAATATCACCTTCACGTTCTGCTTTTTGAGCGTGTCATAGTGATGCCCGCATACAAAAAAGCTCTCACGATCTTTGGATGTTGCGGTGTCGCCTTCGCGCATATCTGACAGCTTTTCGTACTTTTCAATAAATTCTACATTCACAGCTTGTCTCCTTAATGCGTTATAACAATCACAGGCACGGGACAGGCCCGTGCTGTGGGGGTTAGGCGTGATTTCTACCGGTTTCGCAGTGGTGGCATTGCTTTTCGCCGCCCCTGAATTTGTATCGTTGGTGTATGCCAAGCCAGCGGCACAGTTTGGGATTAATGTGCACGTAGGCGAAGTTGGTCACGGCGGTATGCCACTTCTTGCTGCGGTTAAAGGTGATGGATTTGGAGTACTGCATCCAACCGCGAGGGCGCACTGTAATTTCATAGCGCAACGGGTTTAGCCACCACTTCAACGGCACGCATCGTCTTGGTATGTCCGCATCGCCAATCATGTAGATCAGGATGGCGCGGGTATTCAAAACCATCTGTTCTGGGCAATTCATATTTTCAACCTCTCTAAAAACGCCTAGCAACGGTAGGCTGTCGGACTTCGTTACGCTGCGCTTCACTGCGCAGTTGCTATTGGGGGTTAGTTGCCTTCCTTAATTTTTGCTTTGAGTTTCGCGTTCTCAATACGTAGCCGCTTGTTCTCTGCTTCCAGCTCGCGCTTTTGCTGTCGGCGCTCGTAACGGCTGCCCCATACTTCAGTCGCAGCCGTGGAACTTTCATTGCATTGCCGGTTTATCGGCATCGGCGGGTATCTCATATTGTAAATCCTCTATTCACGTTCAAGTTTTTGGCAACTAACAACACGCTATTGCCGGACTGCCTACGCTTCGCTTCGGCAGCCGCAAAGCTGGGGGTTAGCAGGCCAACTGTGCCCGGCAAATTTCAAGCTGGCGCCCTATCGAAAGGCCAGTCTTTTCTTTGTGCGCAACGAGCTGATCAGCAAGTATTTGTGGTGTCAGGTCGCACGCCTCCATGGTCAGTTTCATAAATTCCTTTTTGTCTTTCTCATCCATCCATGACTCGAACATCGGCTCAAAGATCAGTTTCGCAATCTCATCAGGCCGCGTTAACAACTCGGTCAAATCGGACTCACTACGCTTCGCTTCGTTCACCGTTCACCTCCGGGTTATGGGGCTTGCAGTATCCGGCCAAGCCGCAATATGTGTACCGCTTCGCCTTCAGGCGCGCCCCATTCAGTTATTCCAGGTCCACCCAGGTGCTCGCCCAGTTCGATCAGCATAGTTGGCGAGGTCGGGCTGTAGCCGTTGCGAAATTGGATCGCGTCAAACTTTTTATTGTTCAGCCGGCGATTCCAATACGGCTTCATCTCGCGGTATTCCTCTTTCTTCTCGCCGCTGGCTATCATGTCAAACCAGCGCTTTTTCAATGTAAGGTGTAGCACTTTCATATTTCGACCCTACGCTGTTGGATGCGGCGCAATCACGCTCAGGTCGATCTGAGCGCCGTTGCCAATATTAAAATTCCAGGCCACGCGCCCGTGAGGCTTCTGCTCTGCTTCGCTGAGTTCGGCGCCCGGAAAAACCAGCGTTATATAACTTTCAAGCCTTTTCAGGAGCTGGTCGAGGCTTGCAGCCTGTTTCGTCCAAGCGACTGCGATGCAATCCATATCTGTTGCTAAGCTGCCGTGCAGTGCGAGTGCATACCCGCACTCTCTGGCTACCTCGCACATGCCGGGATAGAGCGTCACGTAAGCTGGGGCAATATTTGGTGCTTTCATCGCAGCGCTCGCGCCTCTTCCATCTGAATCGCTCTGCTTATAGCATCCGCCGCTTCGCTTAAATCCTGAGCCGTATCGCCCTTGCCGCGAATACCTGAGCACAACAGCTTTTTGATGGCATGCTGTCTGGCGGGGCAGGTTACGCTGAATGCGTCAAGCACTGCATAAACATCAGCTTTGCCGTCTACAAGGCAGCGCATGGGGCGGAGGTATTTTGAGCCGCTGGAATTGAACGGTTCGCTGAGGCTCGTGATGCGGCGCGTGTTCCAGTGTTCGAGGCGCGCGCAGGTGTCACAGTCAAGGCATTCGATGCCTGCGTGCTCGCCGTCATCATCAGAAAACATAATTTCGGAGTGCCTGATGTTGGTGCTGCTGCAAAATGGGCATGGCAACAGAGTTGAGGTTTCAGTTGCATTGTTCATGGCAATAGGCCCGCCGGTGGCCAGGGCAGGCCACGCCATCGCGTGTGTCCTCGGCTCATGAGCCAGTTGCGGCTCTGCCGGCGAAGCTCGTAGGGAATCACTGTTAGTTCAACGCGCACCTGATGCATTGATATTTCCAGAATCTCATCGCTGGTGTTGCGCGCGCTAGCGTAGCCCTTTTCAATTAAGGCTTGCCGGTAGGCGGCGACGTCGAGGTCTATCACGGCTTTATGCCGTGGTGGCACTGTTACGTTCAATGGTGTTCCTCCTGCGCAATTGTTTCGGCGGGTGGTCCCACTCGCATGGTGGTGTTCTGTCCGGTCGCATTGGCAAACCAGTTGAGGCAGGCGGCACCGCAGGTGATGATGTGGTGGCGGTACTTTTCTGTATCGCCGTAGCGTTCTGCCTGGGTGGCTTTGGTGGCGAGGTAGCCGATCAGCCAGAGCCAGTTGTCGGGGCTTTTGCCTTCGTCGTGTTCGGTGCCCCAGCGGTAGCGTTGATGCCGCGCCTCGTTGCTGATGGCGGTTAAAAAATCCTCTATTTCTGGCGTGTTAATCCGCTCCAGTTGTGAGCGCAGCAAATCAAGTTCGCAGTAGGGGCAGCCGGTGGCGCCCTTGCCGCCAGACTCAAGATGCTCGTGTGAGCTGCACCACTGGCTGCGTGGCTTGTGCTGTTCGTTTGGTGTACGCGTGTCTTGAGGCAGGGCATGCCAGCGCTTTTCGGTGAACCACAGGCGGTCGCCGCACGTGTCGCATCGGGCGTGTACGATTGGCTCTGGATACATCTTGGGGTTTAGCTGAAAGTCGGGTTGGCCTTCGGCATTTTTGCTGGGTATCCAGTAGTGCTTGTGCATGTGATTTCTCCTGCTGCGGTGTTTGTTAATTTACGCGGGCACGGGCTCCTTCTTTTTGGCGGACGCCTTTTTGCGGGGTGCAGCCTTTGTCTTGGTGGCGGATTTTGGTTTCGCCTTCGCCTTCGGTTTGGCTTTAGGTTTGGGCGCCGGCGGGTACAGCTCGTTCTCTACCTCCTCGCGAGTCGGTCGATTTTTTTCGAGCTTGATGTTGTAGGTTTCCAGGAGTGCATCGATTGGAAAATGGGATGCACTCCAGTTTGATAGCCCGAGTGGGTGTCTGTGGAATTCGTCTCCGTCCTCGGGTACTAGGCAGGCTTTTAGCAGTTCGGAAATTTTAATGGCGGGGTGCTCGCGGGCGGGCTTCTTCAGGTCTACCGTTGTCACGCACAGCAGCTTGAATATCGCGCGTATTTTTTTCTGTGCGACCTGCACTTCTTTGGCGCTGTATTCGTCGGGATCATCAACGATATCGAAAATGCCGGACTCTCGAATAGCGAACATTGCCATGATGTGCGTTGGCTCGTTAAGCGGCAGCGCTTTATTGATTTCCTGCATGGCCTCTTCTACCCAGGCGCGGTGCCGCTGGCCAAATTCAGAATGAATTTTCATGTCGCGGTCGTAGCTATCCTGCCCGCGTAGTTCGCCGTTGGTTTTTTCCTTCGGCTCCTGCCTGCGTTTAGCGGCTTCTGCGACGGCCTTGGGCTGCACGAAGTCAACCTCTCGCTCTGCGATCGCGGCTGTGAAATGTTTTACAGTCGGCTTCTCGTTGGTTTTAAATGCGGTGTTTGTCGCTTTCTGCACGGCACGGCTGGCGAGTTTGTTCTTTTCCTTGTAGCAGCTTGCCTGCAGGCACTGCGGCTTTTTTGGCTGGTCGTCGCTGAAGAGGTCCATGCGGTTGGCAGAGTTCTGCGGGCAGCTGCTGCAGGCGGGCTTGCCGGCAAACTCTGCATCGAGCTTCCAAGGGACTGCGCTCAGATCCTGCAGGCGAGACTCTACGGCGCGGCGGGTTTCGGCAATGGTTTTGGGTGGCGCTTTGGATTCGGTTCGCTCTCGGCCATTGAGCCAGCTGCACTCGCGGGCAGCCACTATGCCCAGCACTTCCTCCTGGGGCTCGTGCCCTGCCAAGCGGGCAATCAGTTGTGCATGCTGCAGATGAATGTCGCCATCCATAAAGGCCTGCTTTACGCGATCGGAGAGGCGGGCCATAGCCAGGCGTTTGTCTACCCACGTTTTGCTGCGGCCGATGCGTTGAGAAATTGCTTCCACCATGTCGAACTCGGTGCCGTTGCCCTGTTCGTCATGCTCGGTGCGGATGGTTTCGGCGAGATCCTCGCAAAAGCGAGCTTCTTCCAGCGGGTGAAGTTCTTTGCGTTCGAGATTCTCAATGGCCTGCAGGGCGCGAATCTCTTTCGGGGTAAGGCCTTTTACGATGAGCGCCGGGACCTGGCTGAGTCCTGCCATCAGTGCGTTGGCTTTGCGGCGAAAGCCAAACACCAGTGTGTAGCGGCCGTCGTCTTTCTGATTGACCTTTACGGGCTGCTGCACGCCGTTGGCCTGAATTGAGGCCTGCAGCTGTTCGTCGGCTGCCTTGTCGGTTACCAGGCGGTGGTTGTCTACGTCTTCGTCGATGAGGGCGATATCGATGTATTCAAATTGTTCGGCCATAAAATTCTCCGTTGGCGACAGGTCAAATGCTGTTGGTAAAAATCACGTCCAGCGCGGACGCAACCACAAAGCCCCAGATGAACGGAAAGAGCCATGGCAGTTCCGGTTGCTCGTCAGTGTGCTGGTGGTTCTGGTCGGCGCGGCTCGGTGATATCGGCGCTCGGCACGATGGCGAAACGTGAATGACGATTCGTTCTTTGGCAGGCCGTGGTTTAAGCGGTAGCGGCGTGACATTGTGGGCGCACGGGCTTTTTACTACGCTGAGCTTGGGGCGGCGCTTGTTGTTCATGACAGGCTCCTCTGGCGCTGCTGGGTGCGGTTCAGCGTGGTGTCGCTAAGGGGCACAAAGCCCCTGCTGAATTCGCTGTCGATCTGTTTGATGTGCCCGCCGGTGCGCAGGTACGCTTCAACATCTTTTTCAATCAAAGCTCGGCGCCTGGCTGAGCTGGTCGTTGTCGGCAGTTGGTCTGCATGGTTTGGGCGTAGCTTGGTCCAGTTCATGGCGTGCCTCTCTTTGTGGTTACCAGTGGTTCAGGCCGGTGCACCAGCCGGTGATGAAACTTTGCATTTGCCTGCTGCTTTCCTGCAGTTGTGCTGCGCAGGCGGCTTTGGTTCTATGCTCCACGCTGACAACCGCATGCCCGTTTGAGGTTTGCAGCAATACCAGCAGGAGCCAGGTGGTCATGATTGCTCCGTTAAAAAAGCCCGGTTACCCGGGCGACCCTGGATGGTTCTGTTGGTAGTGGTCATTGCACAGTGCCGCTGCCTCGGCCGGATCGTCGGTAACGTCGAGCATCTGCCACGGTGTTGCTCGACCCTTCGCCGGCGCCCACGCCATGTACATCGGTTGACCCAGCACGAGCGACTTGCTCACTCGGTAGCCCTTGTCGCTCTGGCTGTACCACTTGGTTTTTCTCGTCCATTTCATCTGCAATTTCCTGCAGCAACGCCATGCCTGGTTCTGTTACCAGCGTGACGGCGTAGTAGCGCTGTATGGTGGTGCCCTTCAGGTTGTAGCTGCGCTGCTCTACCCGAAAATATCCCGCATCGATGTAGCGCGTGAGGGCGATGTTTTTGCCCCCAAGAATTCGGCGCTGGCGCAGCTCTCGGTACAGTTTTTTGCTGCCTATGCCGAGCCGTTGTGCGGCTTCATCAATCCGGATATTGGTCATGGCTCCCCCTGTCAGGTGAGTGTGTGTTCCATGTTGGCCAGTGCGCGCAGCACGGCTTCCCGGTGCCGTATCCACACCGCCCCGCTGTGGTTGGCATGCAACCAGAGCATGACTTTGAGCGCGGCCAGGCACTGATACCGGTGGCCGGGTATGCGCTCGGCTCTGTAAATTTGCGAGGGTGTGGTGTGCATCATCAGACGCATCTCCTTTCCCATCCCTCTTCGGCTTGCTGGTCGGCATGCTCATGGCCGCTCGGGTATTCATCGGGCGGGTACACAAAAACCGGGCCGCCAGCGCCGCAGGTCGAGCATGTTATTCTTACTATGTTGTGCCCATACGGATGGCTGCCGTAAGCAGGGCCAACGTTGTGGCTATTGCAAAAGGGGCAGGGCTTCATGACGAGCACCTCTTGGAAAAACGAAATTAATTATCCTCGGCGGGCCTGCTCTAAGTGCGCAAAGACAGCGTGGAAAGTAGGGTTCTACGTTGATGCCGGTGGCCAGCCTAAATACCCATTCATATGCGCCGCGTGTGGTCACAGAACTGCGCAATTTGCAAAGCGTAGGGCTGTTGAGCGCTCCGGGCTGGACGTAGACACGGGGCACCCGAGGCAGCTGCCCCGAGTATGCGAAGTTTGCGGGTGTGCCGGGGCTGAGAGACATCACTGGGCGCCCAGTGCGCTTTTTGGTGTCGAGGCTGAGCGCTGGCCAACATCCTATTTGTGCCAGAGTTGCCATGCGCGATGGCATACCCTCGTTACGCCGAACATGCGATACGACGACTGATTCCGTGCGCTGCCGGGTTGTTCGCTCGGCTCTGTAAATTTGCGAGGGTGTGGTGTGCATCAGGCTGTCTCCAGCTTGAAATCTGGTGGGGCTGTGGCTATCGGTCCGTTTGCTTTCAGTTGCGCCAGCTGAATTTCGATGGATTGGAGTTTGAAGTCAGCGTCCGGAGCGTCGAGGTAAACGGTCCAGTCCAGCAGGCGGGGTCTTTTTGCGCCGAGGCGGTAGTCTGAGCCAGCAGGGTGTGCGTAAACGGTGAGCCCATCGATGTGCCCGAGATAGGTGACCATTACATCGGCGATCCGGGCCTGACTGATTTCCATGGCAGCGGCTGTGATCTTCAGTGCTCGCTCGGTGGGTGTCATGCTTTGCCTCCGTCGGGTGCTGTGTCTGTACCGTTCTGGGCGGCAGTCGCCAGCGTGATTTGCTCTGCGTCGGCACTCATGAGCTTCAGGCCTGCGTCGGCTGCAAAGCGCAAGATGGTGATGACGGGTGTGTTGTCGGGGATTTTTATGAGCATTTCGCGGTTCTCGCAGCGCGTCGTTTTGCAAACGCTACACAATACGTGTTCGCATGTCAACACGAAATGTGTAGTTCGGGTGCGAGCGTATTTCGATTTGCGAATTTACAGGGGTTTCGCGGGGAGGTTTTGGTTCAGGGCGGTGCCGGTGCTTTTAGCCCCAGCCGCCGCTTTCTTCGGCAGAGCTATGTCGAGTATCAGGTGCTGGCTTGCCGGTAAGTTGTTCGAGTTGACGGCTGAGTCGGTTTGATTGTTCCAGCATCTGATCCAGTCGCCCCTTTATGCCGAATACAGCAAACGGCAACAGCGCCCATAAAATTACCAGGGCGAATATGAAAAGCACCGCGATGATGTTCATGCCTTCGATAGCGTTAGTCATTGTGGTCTCCCGTGATTTTTTGGGTTTTTATTCTAGCTTGCATCCTTCTTGATTTCAGGCTGCGCCCCGTATGCGGGCGGTTGAGACTCAGCAACGCGGTGGAGCGTGTCCTTTCCCCGTGAATCCATGCGCACATATTTCCGTGCAAGGGCCTCCAGTGACGGGTCATCGTCCAGGCCACCAAGGTAAGAGGCGGGCTCTTTGAGTATTTTTGAAAGCGCCACGAGAATGTCTGGTGGTGGGTATCGGGTGCCTTGTTCGAAGTTCCCCAGGCGAGACGGGGTCAGCCCGGGGACATGGCCGGCCACGGCGACTTGCGTGAGGCCAATAGCCTCTCGCGCCGCCTTTATTCTTTTACCCGCCAGTTTCTTGTAATCCATGGGGCGGAATTTTAGACACGTATCGTGCGGTGACGTACTTACGTTTTGTGGGCTTGTTGTTGCCTTAACTACACGATATGTGTTATTCATATTGCATGAACCTACGTGATTACATCAAGAGTGTTGGCGATTCGCGAGCTGCAGAGCTCTTTGGGGTCGAGGAGAGAACTGCAGCCTCGTGGCGTCGTGGTGAGCGAAGCCCGCGCCCCAAAACGGCCGCAACGATAGTCTCTGTAACGCAAGGGGAAGTCTCCTTTGCCGAGGTTTATCAAGCTGATTCAGCCGAAGTCGCCTGAACCTCGCTCTGGTAGCGAGGTTTTTTTATTGTCCGCTAGCGGTGTTACCACCGCTTACCACTACGGGGTAGCCAATGGCAAACGCGCAGCATGAGTTGTTCCACGAAGACTTAAGCGATGCTCTCAAGCACTTGGTTGCAGCGCTGGGAGGGCCAAAGATTGTTGGGGTGGAGCTATGGCCAACGCTGGCTCCGGATACTGCAGGGCGGAAGATTAATCATTGCCTTAACGATGAGCATGCCCAGCAGTTCCATCCGCAGGACATTATGTGGCTCCTGACAGAAGGGCGTCGGCGCGGTGTTCATTCCGCTATGGCGTACATCACCCGTGAGGTCGGGTATGCGGATCCGCAGCCAGTCGAGCCGGAAGATGAGCAAGCCAAGCTGCAGCGAGAATTTTGTGAGGCCGCGAAGAATCTTGATCAGATTATGGTTCGGATCGAGCGCATTCAGGGTCGGCAAAAGTGAGCAAGATACCCCTGCCAACCATGCGCTTCGACAAAGGCCGCTCGGAAAAGTATCACCGGGCGATGCGGTTGTTGGCGGATGCTGCTGGAGATTTGCCGGTTGAACAGGCAGAGGCGTTGCTCATTTTTTTGCAGGCATCATCTGTGTCAACTCACGTTTTGGTGCATACCCATAGTTCGGGCCCGGTTCAGGGCGTTATTCAAGTGTGGCTTGAGCCTACACATTTTCTTTTATCACTTATCGATGCCACGGAGCGCAAGCAGCTCGACGCGTTTTTTGCCGGGCGCGATGTGGCGGCTGCGTCGGCTGTGGCGCATTAGGGGGTGGTTTTGAATAAGTCTGGATTTTGTGTCAGTGCTTCGGATCTCCGTTGTTTGGAGGCGAGGCGCTTCCCAGCTTCTGAAGTGCCCTCTGTATTTGTTGTATCAGGCTCTCGGCTTGTGTGCGTGTCAACGCGTAGTTTCGACCAGGGTTCGGTCTATCGGGGCTCTGCATCGGCGACGCCAAAAAGTCGAACTTAAGCAGGATCAGGCCCTCATCTTCGATCATGCGTGTAGTGGTTTGTGCAACAGGGAAAATATCAATATCAGACATAGTGAATCTCCTGGTTGATTGGTTGGCGCCTCAACTATAGCGGAGATCCCGTCACCTGGGCAGTGGTGAGGCGGCCGGGGCAGACCGGCATTCAATAATAGCGTTAGCAGAGGTAGGCAGGTATGGGGAAGATCAAAAGAACCATTGCGGGTAAACACCTTGTGAAGCAATCCATTGAGCGATCGCGCGAGCGGTTGTCTCGTCTTGTAAACCATATTGGCTGCGCGTATCCATACGCATCGTTTTCTGATGCGGCTGCAGCTGAAAGGCAGGTCATAAAAACACTGCAGTCGCTGTAGTTATGCAGGATGTGATGCAGCAGCTCGCACAGGGTGGCCTTGTGATTGACGGCGCGCTCGAATACGGCCGTCTGGTGCGATGCAAGGTCGAGGGTGATACAGGCCGTAAGCAAAGCGGCTGGTATGTGTTGCATACCCTTGTGCTCGATAACGGTCAGGATGTTGTGGTTGGCCGCTACGGCAACTGGAAGCGTTACGGTGGTGAAGGGCAGAAGGTTGAGCTGGATTTGCCTGAGCTTACTGCCGAGCAGAAAAAGGCCTTTGCAGCCGAGCAGAAGCGGCTGAGCGATGCCGCGCGACGTGAGCGCCTGGCTCGGGCCGAAGAGGCTGCGGAGCGTGCGAAGAAACTATTTCCCAAACTGCCTGACTCGGGAAAATCTCCTTATCTTGATAGAAAAAAGGTGCGCGCTTTTGGTGTGCGCTTTTCCCGTGGTTCGATTGTTGTTCCTCTCAGAAATTCGGAATTAAAGCTGGTTGGTCTGCAGTTTATTGCGCCCGACGGCAGTAAAAAATTTTTGACGGGTACCGCCAAGATGGGTGCTTTTCACATGGTGGGGGTTCCGTCGGAAAAATCACCTTTGTGTATTGCTGAAGGCTATGCCACGGCGGCGACTGTTCATATGGCATCGGGTTGGGCATGCCTGGTTGCGTTTGATGCGGGCAATCTTAAACCCGTCGCGCTGGCGGCTCGGAAAATGTATCCAGATATCGAGCTCGTAATCTGCGGCGACGACGATCACGCGACGGATGGTAACCCGGGTGTTACGAAGGCGACAGAGGCTGCCGCTGCTGTTGGCGGTTGCGTTGTGATTCCCCAGTTCGAGAAGGGGGCGTTGTGACGGCTCGCAAGGCAAAGTGGATGGGCATGAATTGGTGCAGGCCGTCAACGCGGCTTGCGGTTTATCTGCGCGATGAGGTGGTCTGTTTGTGGTGCCAGAACGATTTTGATTCTGACGATAGAAAGCCAAGCCTCGACCATCTTGTGCCGGTTTCTCGCGGTGGTAGCAATACCCCGTGCAATTTGTTTACAGCGTGCCTGGGCTGCAATAGGCGGCGGGGTAATTTGAGCATACCGGCCTTTGCTGCATCGTTTCCGGATCCGCAAGGCGTGGAGAGGCGCATACGCAATGCGGTCAGGCGGCGGCTGCCTCGTGAGCGCGCTATCGAAATTCTTAATGATCACCTAACGATTACAGGCGCGCTGTTGGCGTTGATTCGGTCTGCTCGGGAGTGCGAGTTGTAATGAGCGATGCTTTGACTGATTTCAACGATCTGCATTGCGCTCACGGGCTCGATACTGTTCGAGACCAGGTGGAGCGCGCATATCATAATTTTGTTGAGACGCGCAGCGTTGAATCAGCGCCGCCAGAGCCTGAGCAGGAAGAGCTGCCTTCACCGCCGGACCTTGATTGGCTGCGGCAAATGCAGAAAACGCGGCAGGGCGCGTTCATGGCCAATATTTATAACGCGCATATGGTGTTGTCTCACGATTCAGACTGGCAGGGTGTGTTGGGGTACTGTGAGTTCAGTTATCGCATTATCAAGCGTCGGGTGCCGCCGTGGTTTGGTGGCGTGGTGGGTGAGTGGACAGACGCCGATACGGCTCGTCTGCGAATCTGGATTTCAAAAAAATACGGTTTCTCGCCGAAAAGCGCTGACGCGGAAGACGCGATACTGGTAGCTGCTCAAGACAAAAGTTTTCACCCTGTTACTGAATATCTGGATGGCCTCGTGTGGGACAGGCAGCCTCGTGTTCGCTCCTGGCTAAAAACCTACATGGGTGCGGAGTCGTCGGCGGAAGATGCGGGTGAGCGTGCGCGGTACGAGCGCTATGTGTCTCTGGTGGGCACGATGTGGCTGATTGCTGCAATTGCTCGCGTTGTTCGCCCGCCGGTGAAGTCGGACTGCGTTTTGATTTTGGAAGGGCTGCAGGGGCTGGGCAAGTCAACCGCGCTCGAGATTCTCGGCGGCAGTTGGTTCTCGGATACGCACTTTGCTCTGGGTGAAAAAGACGGCTACCAGCAAATGCAGGGTGTGTGGATCTGTGAGCTGGCAGAACTGGATTCTTTCAACAAGGCTGAGTCGACTCGCGCGAAGCAATTTTTCGCGAGTTCTGAGGATCGATACCGCCCTGCGTATGGTCGTCGCGCTCATGCCTTTGCGCGGCAGTGTGTGTTCGCCGGTACCACCAATCAGGACAGCTACCTGAAAGACCCAACGGGCAACCGGCGCTATTGGCCGGTGTTTTGTTATCGGCTCGACGCGGTAGCGTTGGCTCGCGATCGGGATCAATTGTGGGCTGAGGCCTACCAGTTGTATTGCCTGGGTGAAAAGTGGTGGGTGCAGGAGCATGACAAGCATCTGTTTGAAGAGCAGCAGGAGGCGCGGTTCGCATCCGATGTTTGGGAA